CTTTTCATTGGCACTGGCCCTGTACGCAGGATACCCTTTGCCGTCTAGACGGTAGGGAAAGACCTACAAAATTGATCAAAAAATTACGTGCGTAAGAAAGTAAACAATACATTTTTAATTAATCATGGCACAACAAGCCTCCACCGCCGACGCCAATGGCCCTATTTGGGGCGGCGCGGAAAACGGTGCTGATTCCACGACCTCGGCACGTAGAGAACTTTATCTCAAACTGTTTAGTGGAGAGATGTTCAAAGGGTTCCAGCATAATACAATTGCTAGGGATCTTGTAACAAGACGTACCTTGAAGAACGGTAAATCATTACAGTTCATTTTCACAGGACGCACGAAAGCTGAGTACCATACTCCAGGCAAAAGCATTCTCGGTAACGATGAGAAATCACCTCCAGTAGCAGAGAAGACCATCACTTGTGATGACCTCTTAATCAGTTCAGCATTTGTGTATGAACTAGATGAAGTACTTTCTCACTACGATTTAAGGGGAGAGATTTCAAGAAAGATTGGTTATGCATTAGCCGAGAGCTATGATAGACGTATCTTCAGAGCTATTGCTAAAGCCGCAAGGCAGCCATCAAAAGTCTCCATGACTAACTTCAAGGAGCCAGGTGGTAGTGTAGTTAAAGTTGGTACGGATTCTAGTACTACTGCTGGAGACGCTTACAATTCTGGTAAACTAGTAGATGCATTCTATGATGCTGCTGCACTTCTAGATGAGAAAGGCGTTTCAGGTGATGGAAGAGTAGCTGTTATCAACCCAAGACAGTATTATGCACTTATACAGAACGTAGGCGATAATGGTCTAATCAACCGTGACGTACAAGGTTCTGCGTTACAGGCTGGTAATGGTATCATTGAAATTGCAGGCATCAAGATCTACAAGTCAATGAACATCCCATTCATGGGTAAGGTTGGTACTAATACTACTATGAACCCACGAGCTTCTAATGATAATTTAGGAGACTTCATAGGTAATACTATAGATGATCTATCTGCAAGTACCACACCTAGCGGACAGAAGACTGTAAATAACTACGGTGAAGCTGATAAATTCGACCACTCTTGTGGCCTCATCTTCCAGAAAGAGGCTTGCGGTGTAGTTGAAGCAATCGGTCCTCAAGTACAAACAACTTCAGGCGACGTATCCGTGGTTTACCAGGGTGATGTGATTCTTGGACGTTTAGCAATGGGAGCAGATTACTTAAATCCTGCTGCTGCTGTTGAACTTGTAGCTGGTGTAGACGTATCCTCCAACTGGAATGATACTGCTGTATCTAGATACAATGGCGACGGTTCCACTGTTGACTTCGGGTAATTTCACACTTTTATATATACAATGGAGGGTTCTCACGCCCTCCTTTTTTTTATTCACAAATATTTATACCTATGGCAATTCCCACTACTATTGACACCGATACCGAACTATCCGCAGTGAACTCAATACTGGGTGCTATTGGTCAGTCCCCGGTTACAACACTCGGTGCTATAACAGAGATAACAGGAGAATTATTAGGCACTGGTGATGGTTCTGATACCACACCTATCGCATCTATAGCTGATATAACAAGGTCAGCTGATAGTGAAATTAAAGCATCAGTTGATGGTGTAGAAACAGCTGCATTTACTATAAGTGGTAATGTACTTACTTTTACATCAGCACCTGGTAATGGTACCAGTGTTAGAATTTGGAGAGAAAAAGAAATAGCTAATACTTTAGCTAACCCAGAAATTTCATTTATATATAATCTATTAACGGAAGTTAATAAAGATGTACAGAATGAAGGTTGGGTATTTAATAAAGAATATAAAGTAAAAATAGCACGTGATGATAATAAGAATATCAGTATACCAGCTAATGTACTTAGTTATGATTTAAACGGGGATCATGAAAAGAGGAAAAAAAATTTAGTTAGAAGAGCAGGTAAACTGTGGGATACTATCGGTCAAACATATGAATTTGATGGAGATCTTTATTTAGATATAGTATGGTTATGGCCTTATGAAGATCTACCTAGCCCATTCAAAAGATATATAGTATCCAGAGCTTCTGTAAGAGCTGCAACTCAATTAATATCAAATCCACAACTAGTACAGCTTTTACAAATACAAGAGGCTCAGACACGTGCAACTTGTTTAGAGTATGAATGTAATCAAGGTGATCACTCATACATGGGATTCCCTGATAAATCTACATACTCTACTTACCAACCTTATTTAGTTTTAGCACGCTAATGGCAAGCATTACACAACAAATACCTAATTATATAGGAGGTATTTCAGAACAGCCTGATGAATTAAAGATACCAGGCCAAGTTAGAAAACTAAATAATGCGTTTCCTGATGTCACTTACGGACTTATGAAACGACCAGGTGGTGTACTACTTGGGACTAATATGAATTCAGATACCAATGGTAAATGGTTTCATTATTATAGAGATGAAGGTGAACAGTATATTGGACAAGTTAATAGGTCCGGTGTAGTAAAAATGTGGAGCTGTATTGATGGTAGTTCTGTAACTGTTGCATATGATAGCAGCACTGAGTCTGCCTTAAAAACATACTTAACACATTCAGTTGATGATGATATACAAACATTAACTTTAAACGATTACACATACTTAACTAATCGTTTAAAAGAAGTTAAGATGGATACAACTGTTACAGCACCAGCTAAACCTTTTGAAGCTTTTATTGAATTAAAGAAACTATCTTACGCTAATCAATATTCTTTAAACTTATATGATAGCACTGCTACTGAATCAGTCTTCACTGCTACTAGAATTAAAGTAGAAAGAGACTATGATAGTTCTAATGGTTGCGCGTCTGGAGGCGGGTTACCTTCTAGTGGTAGTTTCCCTGATGATGGTAATAGATGTACATCCGGTGATTCAAGAGATGCTCTATGTCCTAATGTAAAAACAGGTATATTCGCTATTAACCATGGTGATAGTGGTGATGCTGACGATGCTAATGGTGCAACTCATACTTACAGTGTAACTCTAGGTCAAAATAGTAATTATGGAGCAGCTGCCGATAGAAAACACCTTTACTTCAGAATAACTACAACAGGACAAGCTGTAACAACTGATTCCTCTACCAGTGCTGTATACCATTGCCGTTATACAACCACTCATGATCTACTGTATGGTGGACAAGGTTGGAGAACAGGAGATTATTTTTATGTTTGGATGAAAAATGCTAGGTATAAAATAACTGTAACAGATCATAGTGAATCTCAAGTCCAAGCTAACTTAGGTTTAGTAAGACCCTTACCTACACCATTTGATAACAAACAAACCATAACTGCTGAAAGTGTACTAGGTGAGATTCGTACAGAAATCATGGCTGATACTTTTGGGTCTTCAGCAGGAGCTAGTGTCACACAAATTGGTAATGGTTTATATATAACAAGAACGTCAGCTAACTTTAATGTTAACACACCTGTAAGTGATTTATTAAATGTATTTACACATAGTGTGAAAGATGTAGCTGACTTACCAAGTCAATGTAAGCATGGTTATGTTGTTAAAGTAGCTAATAGTGAAGCCGATGAAGATGATTATTATGTTAAATTTATAGGTAATAACGATAGAGATGGAGAAGGTGTTTGGGAAGAATGTGCTCAACCTGGTAGGATGACATCGTTTGATGCAGGTACTATGCCTATCCAATTAGTTAGACAAGCTAACGGTACATTTAAAATATCACAAGTTGTATGGGATAGTGTTGGAGTAGGTAGTGAAATAACAGCACCCAAACCAAGTTTTGTTTCTGGATATGGTGTGGCAGGTACTACTGAGAATGATGTAGATGCTTCGGACTATAAAACATTAGATACTAATAGAAAGAAATACATAAATAAAATGCTGTTCTTTAGGAATAGAATGGTCATGCTCAGTGATGAGAATGTAATCATGTCTAGACCTGGAGACTTCTTTAATTTCTGGCCGAAATCGGCTATCATGTTTACAGCTAGTGACCAAGTAGATTTATCGTGTAGTTCGGAATACCCTGCTATTGTGTACGATGGTATACAAGTTAACACTGGTCTACTGTTATTTACTAAGAATCAGCAGTTTATGTTAACGACTGACTCTGACGTTCTTAGTCCTAACACTGCTAAGATAAACGCTTTATGTACCTATAATTTTAACGAACAAACTAATCCAATATCACTTGGTACTACCACAGCTTTCTTAGATAATGCTGGTAAGTATACTAGATTCTTTGAAATAGCTAGTGTATTAAGAGAAGGTGAACCTGATGTATTAGAACAGAGTAAACCTGTTGCTAGATCATTTCCTAAAGATATATCATTAATCACTAATTCAAGAGAAAATTCTATTGTATTCTTTGGTACAAAAGGTAAATCTGAAATATTTGGATTTAGATACTTCTCAGCTGCAACAAAAAGGAAACAACAAGCTTGGTTTAACTGGACATTAAGTGGTGAGGTACAACACCTGGCTATGCTTGATGATGCTTTATATGTAGTTCTAAGGAATGGTTCAACTGATGTATTACAAAAATTCAGTATCAAAATAGATAATGATGGTGATTTTATAACAGATGATAATGATACTGAAGATACTTCAGATGATACTGTTTATAGAATTCATTTAGATAATGCTAAAATATTCCATTCGAATGCTTTAACATATGTTTCAAGTGGTAACTACACTAAATTTGCTTTAGGTGATGGCTTTAACAATACAACTGGTCAACTTACTGCTTTCATTAGAGAATTCCAATCAGACAAACAAGGCGTTACAGCAGTTGCATCTTTATTCGATGATAGCGGCACCAAGAGTGTTAAGCTTCATGGAGATTGGACTAAAGGTACTCCCGCTGGTAATGATAACTACTTAACTTTAGGCTATACATTTGAAATGGAAGTGGAATTCCCTACCATTTATGTAACACAGCAAACTTCTGATATTACCAAAGCTGATGTACATGGTTCATTAATTGTACATAGAACTAGGTTTAGTTTAGGACCATCCGGTGTCTATGAAACAATACTAGAAAGATTAGGTAAACCAATTTATAGAGAGTTGTTTGAATCTAGTAGAGCTGATCAAACATTTGCTTCTGGTTTATCCTTTAACACAGATCAAAAAACAACATTACCTATATATGAGAAGAACGTAAACTTAACACTAAAACTTAAATCCAAACACCCATCCCCTGCTACATTATATTCCATGACATGGGAAGGAGACTTTACACCTAAATATTACCAACGTGTCTAAATACATTCACCCAATAACCGTGGAGGCTGCCAAAGAGGTGGCCTCTAATTTACGCCCAGATGACCGTAGAGAGATTGTAGAAGGTTGGGGGCTAGATCCTATCAAGCACCTACCTTTGGCTGCTCAGAGTGGCGATGGCGTATGGTTTGAGGTGCCTAACGGCAAGACTGCCGGATTGGCCGGAGTTGATACAGGTGGTATTATATGGATGGTATGTACACCAGCTATTCATGAATACCCAGTAACATTTGCAAGAGAATCTAAAAGGTTTGTTGAGAGTAGAACAGAACCTTTGCTATGGAATATCGTTGATAAACGAAACACAGTCCACTTAAAACTACTCAAATTTTTAGGCTTTAAATTTCTACGAGAAATTTCTCACGGGCCTAACAACTTACCCTTTATCGAGTTTTGCCGTGTGCTTAGGAGACGGAGCTAGACAAGCTAACAAAGCTGCCATGAGGCAGTACCAATACCAACTCCAACAACGAGAACGGAATTGGATGAATACACTGGCCTTAGAAAATGTGGCCCGTGTTCAATATGATCAAACCTTAGATGCTACTCATGTAGGGTTAGGTAATACTTACGCAGAAATACAAGAGAAATATAGAGACCTAATTGGTCAAGCTATGCAAGAAGATGAAGGTTTACGTAAACAATTCTTGCAAGAAAATACCGCTGATCAATTAGCAGCTTCAGGACGAACTGGTAGATCAGCTGATCGAATAAGGGCTATAGAGTTTGGTAATTATTTAGCTCAAAGTTCACGTAAAGCTTACCAATTAACACAAGCTAGAAGAGATCTAAGTAAAGCAGGAGCTAAAGCTGCAGGTCAAGCAAGGCAACAACAGTTACAAGCATTCGCTCAGAATAATATTATCAAGAGCCCTGATATTGCACCTCCAAAACCTGTTATGCAGAATGTAGGTATGGCAGCATTTAGGGACGCATTGAGTATTGCTGGTAGTTTAACTGGCATTGGTTCAAACATAGCAATTATTAAAAAGTACTCATGAAATCATCTAAATATTTAATCGCAGGTGGTACTATTAATTGGACTGAAAGTTTAGCCAAGTACTACGCTGAAGACGAGCGGAAACGCAGAGAGCATGGTGAACGCTTA